CTCCAGGCCGAGAACTTTGGAGATTTCACAGAGCGTCTTCCCCCGGACCATCTTTGTTCGGGCCTTGGTCAAGAATCCCTCTTGCTCCTTCTCGTGAAGATCGAAAAGGTGTTTTGTGATTATAAACCCGAGAACCGAGTCTCCCATGAATTCTAAAGTTTCGTACGAACCAGTCAAGCCTGAATAACGTTTCAGGGCTGACTTGTGCGTAAATGCCCGTTGATACAGTTCGATATTTTTGACTTTTGTCCCGACCAGCGCATTTAGAAAGTCTCGCGACAATGCTGGTGGAGTTTCCATTTTAGTTTATAATACACAGACCTTTTAAGCCGTCGTCGCAGGCTTCGCAACCTTGGGCCGAACCTTCTTCTCCTTCGGTGGCGCGTTTGGGTCAGCCTCAGCCTTGGGCGCCCGGGGCGTCTTGGGAGCCACGGGCTTCTCCTCCTTGATGTAGTGAGGGTTGATGTACTTCTGAATGTTCAGGAAGGTGACCTGCATGTCGGTCGGAGGCTTCAGGAGCTCCTGCAGAGCCGCGTCCATGCTGATGTTCTGGCCAGCCTTGAGACCCTTCTCGGTCACGTACGTGTTGATACGAGACGTCACCTGGGACCGAGAGATCTTCTCATCGGCCGCCAGGCTCAGGAAGGCGCGCAGCTCGGGCGTCACGTCCAGGGGCTTGTTGAAGCCGTTGTTGACGGCGCGCGCCTTGGACTTCTCACCGGTCGGGTCCTCGATATGAGCGCGAATCTTGCGCATATCCTTGCGCAGAGCCTTCATCTCCTTCATCAGGTCATCGAGAGTTACAGTGGTAGCCATTTCTACCCTATAGATGACCTGTTGCTTTAAGCCAGGAACAGCAGGGCGCCAATCGCGACGGCCAATATGACGAAAAGAGCGAGTACAATTTGCCACACTTTATACGGGACTTCTGGCAGCCCACCCAGCTCCGTCAGGTTCGTCGCGCCCTTGACGGCCGTCCCCTCGTCGCTCTGGGGCAGGTTGACGTTGAAACCATCAGGGAGAGCCGTACCCTTCGACTTGCGGAGTTCAGCCCCCTTGACTGGCGGCTCCTGGCCGACGCCCATGCACCTCGGCAAGCAGCAGCCCAGGTCGCATGGATAGACCAATCCGTTCTGTTTGTTGATGTAGCCGCATATGGTCGCGCGCGGGTCCCTGGGGTCAGCCAGGCACATACAGCCTTTGCCGATAAACTTGACGTCACACGCGCTCATCTAAGGTTAAAGAATATTTTTGTTAATGGTATAATGGAGTACGCAAAACCCCAGAAGCTTCCGGACGGCCGTTACTTTCTCAAGGTGTCTGGTGCTCGGCACCAGGTGAACGGTCTCGTCCTCCAGGATTCGCTCGCGTCCAAGTCGGTCAACCTGAAGATCCCCGAGGGTCTCGACTTGTTTTCTAAAATTGACGAGGAGCTCCTGTCACAGGCCAAGGCGTCCAAGGTGGAGTGGTTCGGCAAGGAGCTGAGCGACGAGACGATCCAGAGCGCCTTCCAGGAGAGCGTGACTGACGGAATCCTGGGTGCGTCGCTCGTGACCGTGAAGGGCGAGGTGGTCACGACGGCCTACGACACCCAGAAGAATTCGCTCGAGCTCCAGGCCGTCCCCGAGGGATCGAAGGTTGATGCGCTCGTCGAGCTCGCCGGCCTCTGGTTCCTCAAAAAATCTTTCGGTCCCATTTGGCGCGTGGTCCAGGTGCGCGTCCGTGGGGCGGCCAAGCCGGCACCCCCCAAGGAATATCTTTTCACGGACGAGCCCGAGCCCGAGGACGATCCAGCCGATTACCTCGACTAAAAAAAATATCATCGACTATTAATAAATGGACCGCAAGGGACTCGCGATTATGATTTTGGCCGCAGTGATCCTCCTACTTCTTTTCGCCCCCAAGCGCTCGAGTGGATTTGCGGCAAACGAGGGCATGATGGGCGCCAACCTCCACAGGGGCATGGCCCGTGACGCGGCGTATCGTGTGGCCCAGCGCGACTACTCCGAGTGGAGCGGCCCGAGCTCGTCGGTCGATGCGGTCGGTTCGTCTAGCCTGATCCCCCGCGACGTGGTCGCGACCGAGGACTTTGGTCAGTTCAGCCCGGACAAGATCCTGGGCAACCAGAACTACCTGGATCCCCGCAGCCAGATTGGCTACCCCGAGACGGTCGGCGGCGTTCTGCGTAACGCGAACCAGCAGTTCCGTTCCGAGCCCATGAACCCCCGCACGCCCGTGTCCATCTTTAACGTCAGCACGATCCCCCCCGACACCATGCGCCCTGCATTCGAGATCTCCCCGGAGTATCAGTAAAGAAACTCCCGCGCGTTAGCCTTGCGTAAATAAGTGCTTTGCACACAACAGAAATGGACTTTAAATCCGCAATGACCGAGTGGGTCGGCCTCAAGGCCCAACTTGCCGCGGCTCGCAAAGATCTCAGCGTCCTCAATGGGCGCGAGAAGGATCTTCGCAAGTACGTGACGGAGCACATGGCCCGAAACGAGATTGACACCGTCCGAGTTCAGGACAAGGTCAGGGTGAACTTCAAGAAGAAGAAGACCCGGGGATCTCTGACAAAGGATGTCATCAAGGCGGGTCTCCGCTCGTTCTTCGGCGGGAATGAGGCCCAGATCGAGGGGGCGTTCCAGGCGATCCTCGACGCAGCGCCTTTGAAGGAGACGGCCGGTGTGACGGTCACAGGGCTTAAGGATCTGTAGCGTATATAGACCAAGTAAAAATGGGACTCAACGATGAGTACTCGCGCGACGCGTACAATTACGATTTGGCGTACGACTCAGACGGGTCGGACGAGTTTGACCCCGAGCTTCACCCAGAGGACTGGCAGGATATGTATTCCGAAGAACTCCTGGACGCCTGGATGCACCTCAGGGAGTACATAGATGAAAACTATATGAAAACTCGGGTGGGATATCCCGAGTTTGTCGACCTGGTCCTGAATCCGACAAAGTGGTTCACATCCAGGGAGCCGACCGACCAGCAGCGAATTATGTGGAATCTCATTTCATCAGCCCGGATCGTCACGGACCGCGTCCAGTACTCGCAGTTTTACGGCTGGGCCGAAAAATATATTGGTAAAAACTAAAAAATGATTGACATTACCGGCCCCAAGGTTCTGATCCCGACCCTGCTGTTCGCCCTCCTCAGCCCGGGCCTGATCGTCAGCCTGCCCCCAGGCCAGGACCCCAAGGTTCAGCTGGCGTTCCACGCCGTGGTCCTGGCCCTGGTGTACTGGATCGTGGCCAAGTTTGTCGCCAAGGTGTCTCTGACGACCGCTGACCTGATCGTCCCGGCCGTTCTGTTCATCCTGCTGACCCCAGGGACTCTTCTGACCCTGCCGCCGGGCGCGAGCGGCCCGATCCCCGTGTTTGTGCACGCGATCGTGTTTGCTATCCTGTTTGCCCTGATGCGCAAGACTTTCGCGAAATATTACTAGACAGGCATCAATAGATGGTAAAGTACCTCGCGATCGGCCCAGGTGCCATGGGGTTCTTTATATATCTCGGAGTCGTCTCTAAACTAAAACAAGAAGGACGGCTCGACGCTCTTGAGGAAATCTCAGGGGCGTCGGCCGGTGGCCTTTTGGCATTCCTGTTTTGCGCGACGAAAGGAGAACTCGCAAGGGTTCTCGACTTTTCGCTTAGCGTACCCGTAAAACAGATTATGAAACCTAGCATAAAGAACCTGTTGACAAATTACGGACTCGTGCCGACCTCGAAGGTTCGCAAAGTGCTCTCTGGGGCTTGTTCCCAATTTATAAACAAAAATGACGTGACGTTCAAGGAATTGTACGAATGGTACCCGGTCAAGCTTCACATTTCTTCGTACTGCGTGGACCTCATGAAGACTGTGTACTTTTCGGTCGACACGACCCCGACCATGAGCGTCCTCGACGCCGTCTGTGCGACTGTCGCTATACCTTTCCTATTTTCACCTCTAAAATTGAGAGACTCATGGAACTACGTCGACGGTGGATCGGCCGAGACGCTCCCCGGGGCGCCTTTCCTTGGGAAGTCGGGTGGTATTTTAGGAATGAAATTAGGATGGAACCGACCAGTACCAGTCAAGGACCTCAAGACGTACGGTCTCAGTATACTATACTCGAGCATGAAACTTAGGTACGAGTACGACTTTCC